CCTCCTGCATCTAATTCATATACGCTACCAGACTTAGCTATAGATTTTGTCCAACTATCTGTCACAGCAATAGCTTCATCAACAATAACCAAGTGTCCTTCTGAACTAATATCTACAGTGTCTAATCCTTCGGCTATTGTTTTAAATTTTACCCACAACCTTGACGATATAGAATGCGTATCAGATGGAGTTAGTGTTTCTGCAACCGTTTTAAACTTTATCCATTTTCTACTAGCTGTTGTAAAAGAGTCTGTAGGCGTAAGTCCTTCTGCTATTGTTTTTAGTTTGATCCACGTTCGTGTAGCCTTGCTCCAAGAGTCACTGCTAGTCATACCTTCAGCAATAGTGCGTATATATTTCCACGTCCGTGTAGCCTTACTCCACGAATCACTACTGGTAATACCTTCAGCTATCGTACGCACGTGCTTCCATAGCCCTGTAGTCTTGCTCCAGCTATCAGATGACGTAAGACCCTCTGCTACTGTTCTTGAGATCGTTGCACCAGTAATCGAAATAGCGTTAGTGCTTCTATCTTTTACACTAGAATCATTTACCTTACGAACCCATATATAGATACTTGTCCCTGAGAGAGATGAGGGAACATTCCATACGAATGGATGTGAGTTGTAGTTTGTTGTTATGGAATTAGATGTAGAAAAAGTAGTAGACGTTGTATAAAATAAATCTACATTATCTGTAAAGTTAGTTTTTGTCCACTGTATAGTTATGTTTTGTGTATGCTGAAAAGAACCTGAGTTTGGTGCATTAAGTACAATGCTTTGAGGTTCTTGTATCGTAAACTGTTGACTGGTAGCCGTTACATTGGTTACTGCCATTAAGGATCACCCCCACCCCCATCGTCGTGTGTAGTGTGCACCTGTATTGTATAATTAGTTGCAGGAGTTACGCTTTCAGGGATAGTCCAGTTATATGACGTGAGAGAACCACTGAGATTACTAACAATAGTTGTTTCAAATGTTGTGCCACGATATAGGTATAATACTGAAGTACCCCAAGTTCCTGATGATGGAGTGCGTGACCAGCTTATTGTTACAGTATTGCCTTTAGTCCAAACTGTAGAGCTGGTAGGGCTTGTGACTGTTATCGATGCCATTCATTAGCTCACTTCTATCGTCCACGTTATATCGATAATGTCGTTTAGTGCTGGTTGTATTCTGTCTGTAGATGTAAGTGTGCAAGAAGCAAAAGGGGTATCAAACCCTGATAAATAACTATTTAAACTCATACCTAATTTAAAATCTGTTATGTAGTTAGACGTACCTTCAAAAGATGATATTGTTGCTTCAAAATCACTATTTACCCACTGAGCCTGAGCTTTCCATCGTGCTTTTGTCGCTGAGGCTTCATCTTCAGTTTGATTATATTTAAACAATAAAGTATCGTCAACTTCAGTATCGCCTCCTTGACCTGAGTAAGTCCCTAGATTTTCAGGAATATCTGTGGCTATAATACCACTTTGACCTATAACAGCATTATTATCATTTCCACCTGAAGTATATGACGGAAAGCTAAAATTAGGGTTTAAATATATATCAGGAGTTCCTGACGTTTCTGTAAAATGATGTATAATTTTATATATCAAGCCGTTGCTGGTTGTGTCAATAGCATTACGCTTGACTACATTTTTAACAACTCCTTGATTTGGTCTAATTAATTTTAAATCAAATGTTCCTACCATATTACACCTACGATACGCTTGTTGAGCCTTTTACGGCTTGTATAACCCAGCTTATAGTAAGCTGGTCTCCATTACCTATGGTTGTACTAGACCAGTTAGAACCACTGGCTATATCATTTCCATAATTATTATTACTACCACTTAACTTGTTTCTTTTTATATAAATTGCTGATATGGTATAACTTTGCGTTGCCCTAACAACGCCTGTAAAAGTTATGCTAAAGCCATTTGAGATAGTCGTAACTGAGCCTAGTGTGGTCTGTGCTCCTACATAATATGAACCACCAGTATCTAAAACAATACCACCTGTTCCTGTAGACGGAACTGTCAAGCTGTTTGTATTTGATCCTTGACCACTACCATCATTACTGTGCAAAGCTCCACCCATTCTCCATATAGCACCTGCATCATTACCAACCATCGCATCTACTATCTTTTGTTTAAATCCAGTCTCAATAGCGTTAGCCTGTTTATAATTTTCTACAGAACCATCTGCTCGTATGATTTCAGCAGACCATTGACCAGTTATACCTATACTATCTAACATATTTAGCTTTCATTGTGGGTTGTGTAAATTTTTAAATCAGAGTCTATAGAAAGAAGGTCAACTGATTTTGCAGATGCAAAGGTTAGTTTATTCCACGACTCCTGACCTCCAATAATTTTAAGATAATCTAGTGCATATATCTTCGTACCATCGCTACCAAACCTAAATAAGATTCTGTTCTTTAAAGGATCATAAACACCTATAGTTTGTTCTAGGTTAGAAGACGAAGTATAGACATCTTTGATAGCAGTGGAGACTGGCGTACTACTCATTCCTGCTCCAGTCATATATATATTATCTGTACCTGCAAAGAACAAATATTGTCCAGCCTCCACAATACTATTTGTTGCAATACAACCAGTATTTGCGTCTGACTCTCGTAGTGAAAATGAGGTAGGGTTTGCAGTAGGAGCATATAATTGATATATACCCTTCTCCATAAAGACTACTAAATTATCATTAATTCTTCTCATACCAACAATAGAGCCACCTTGAGTATCTTTAATTTGTATAAAATTAGACACTGGCAATATATCAGGCTGGTTAACAGGGCTAAATATGATAAAATCATCGTGCTTTTCAGCTTCATCATCTGGGTCAAGATTTACGTTACCAGCATAAAATCTTCCATTAACAAATGCACCGTGCTTGTAGTTGACTTTGTTTTTTGTAGTTGATAATGGATGCGTTTTATCATTAACAAGACCACTGTCTACAATATGTATCTTAAACTGATTGCCTGCTAAAGATTCAAAGTAATACCCATTTGTTAGTTCAGCAATAGTAACATTACTTCCAGTGGAAGTGCTATCAGCATTTAATTCAATAGCCCTACCTAAACTATTAGTTACAGTTAAATATTGCGTACCAATCTTTTGTATCCAGCCATTCTTTTCACCTACAGCAAAGTCCCAATTATTGCTAGTTCTAGTATCGTAAACCATATTCTTACCAAAACTTACTCCATTAACACCAACACTTGCAGAGGACTGCTGTTGACCATTTCCATCTAAGTATGTTCCCTGTATACTAATTGAACCATCCCATTGGTTTGAGGACGTTACACTACCTAGATAAATAACATTGTCTGTAAAATGATCTGAGTCACTACCACTGACTCCGTGACCTTTTAAATCTTTAGTAACACTACCAATAGTTACACTTACAACACCTTGCGATTTATCTCCTGATGTAACGCTAGAGTATACAGTAGATACAGCACTTGATATGCCTCCTGCGTGTGCGTATGCAATATTTCCTATGCGTGATGTTGAATTACCTGATTCCTTATCAGTGGATGTAGACTTAGTAGATAAATTTATAGATTTTACAAGCCTATATACAGGAGCAATAGTATCATCAGCACTAAAATGCCTATATACATTAGCACTTGTTATTCGAGGATTATAATCATCTGTATCTATTGTCAGTGAGAATTTAATAGCATCGTCATTACCAGCGACAGCTTTCTTAATAAACTGGTCTTGTAACTGCACTTCTTGATTACCATCGAACACTGGTGCTACCTTATAATAGTATGTACCAGTAGCTAAGTCGCCAGATTCTACAGTAGGACTAGACAAGCTCCACGTTGTTGGGTAACTAGGACTAGCAGAATCGTATTTTAAAGCATCAAAAGTGTATGCACCAAAAAAGAATTCTCTATCTATGTATTGTAAGAACCCTACATCTTGATCGTGACCATTTGCAAAACGCAAACTATTAGACATTGGAATGATTTGAATGTCAGATGGTGGATTAGAAGAAAATGTCTTAAGAACTGTTTTATTGGTAAAGTCTTTATTGAATTTTACTATTTGATTACTTTGCTCTTCATAGCCAATCCAATTAGCTCCACCAGTTAAATTGCTGTCTACCCAGTAAAATAATTGAGTTAAGTGTGTGCCGTTTAACGTACCTTTAGATTCAATACCTTTTCGCTTAATTAGCTTACCTAAAACGTCTATGTCAAAATTTTCAGTGTTAGAACTGGCGTTAGGTGGTATATCTTCAGGGTCTACGTTGGTTAACAGACCTCCATCAAATATTGGTATTTCTATAATCATAGTACATCTTGCACTTGTCCAGCACCATACTGCTGTCGGCTTTGATATTGTCCTTTAACGATATTTCTGTTATTCATATACCTAGACATATGTCTATCAGATAAATCATACCTACCTTCATCTTCAAAAAGCATAGCTTTTATGTAATCTATAAGCATTGGGTGGTATGACTGAATAATATCAGGAGAATCACCAGCTTTACCAAAACTATACGTCAATCCACTTGTTGTAGCACGAGCACCTAAGCCAATCGTATCCCAATTAGACAATAAATTGTTCCAAGTGTTTTGCTCTTGCAAATTCATCGCTTGCTCTTCATCAGTCTGTACAATTTGCTCACCAGCTTGGAAAGTCCCTGATATATTAGACAATACTAACGTACCATTTTTGTTGTCATTTATATCTTCCTCTACGGTAGCTGTAGCATTAGATGTCATACCTTGAATGTCTTTACCTCTTTGCCAGTAGCCAGATAAAAGATTTTTATAATTTAGACGTTTGTAAGCTGTTGCACTGTCTTCAAGATTGTTTATAGTGGCTACGTATTCAAATAGTAAGTAACCTGCCTGTTGTGGGGAAGGATATAGGCATAGATGATTACCTTTGACCTCGTAGTACTCTGGAGTTCCTGTGCGAAATGTTCCGTCTTGATTTCTTTTTGGATATAACTTGTGTTCAGGATAGACTCGTAATATTCTGTTACGAAACTCAATATAACTAGCCATTTCAATAAAGTCTTCAGGTAGCTCAATCTTTCTGTCGTCCTTATCTATATAAACACCACGAGTACGTTCGTAAGACTTAGTATGGTAAGCAAAGTCTTGCTGTGCTTCTTCACCATACTTTTTCG